TTACGACGACCAGTTCTTTTGATGCGGTGACAAATGGTATTATTCAACAATCAAATGTAAACTTTAATGGATTTCCATATTTTGTAGGAAATGGTTTTGCATCCATTCCAGACACTTATACAAATAACTTTTGCAGAACAAACGATAAAATTCCAAAAGCATTTACTAGATCAGTAGATGTAGCAATTCCAAGATCTGACCAACTATATTTTCCTGGACTGCCATCAAACAAAAGATATCCAAAAGAAGATGTAAGTAATGATAAAACAATTTCTGGATCTTCTTCTTTAACTCCAGGTTCCGTTGATAGTGTAATCATCGAATATCCAGGTAAAAATTACAAAGTTGGTGATAAGTTAGTTGTAGATAATACTCTTTCCTTTGGTTCTGGGTTTGGAGGATTTGTTTCTAAAATTTATGGTAAAGAAATTTCTACCTTTATTATTGATAATGGAAAAATAACAGTATTTACCAGTCAACCTTCTGAATTGTCTATTAATGATTTTGTATATTTTGATTATACAACTCCATCAAATCCAGTAGTTATTAATTTTCACGATTCTAATTTCTTACCAATTAGTAGCAAACTTATTGAGTCTCAATCAATTTCTGCTCAACTTAGTAGCACAAATTATTCAAACAAAAGATTTTATTCATTGTCGTTGAATAAAAAATTTAAGTATAAGTTCAATATACCAAATTTACCATATTCATTTACTTATGATATTGATAAATTAAATGAGTACTTTGTAATTGAAGAAAATAACAATTCTGATCCTGCAGCTATAATTTTTGATGCATCTAAGTTGCCAACTACTTTGTATTTGCATATTGGAAATTATATTTACGAAATTACTACATCAATTCAATTTTCATCACAATATAGAGTTAGTTCAATCAATGTTGCAAGTAAATCATTTACATGTAATATTTTTGAGGATGTATCTACGTTTGAAACTAGTAATATTAAATATATAACTAATTCTATTAATCCAAACGGATCTATTGCTGAAATTTCTGTATCAAATGGCGGTTATAATTACAGAAATTTGCCTAGTGTTACAGTTGATTCTAAAACTGGTTCTGGTGCAATTGTTCAATTAGATTCAACTACAATAGGTAAAATTAGAAACATTAAGTATTTAACTGCAGGCGGAGGGTTCACATCCAACTTAAATGTTAATTATTACCTAAATTTACCATCAACTGCAAAAATTATTAATAATTTTGAAATTTATGAAGTTGAAGTTATTGCTGGAGGAAATTATTACAAGGACAAACTTGAATTATTAGTTGATGGAAAATCTAATCTTGCTAAATTTAAAATAAATGTTCAAATAGGTGTAATTACTAGTATTGAAATTCTTGATGGCGGTTCTAATTTTGAAACTGTTCCAGAATTACAACTCGTTAGTACTACTGGAGTTGGTGCAATTCTCAAAGCAAAAATTAGGAGAAAGAAACTTTTTTCTGGCGAATTTCTTACTGCAAAAGAAAATTCAATATTGTTCCCAGTTAAAGAAATTAGAGCTAAAACTTTGTCATTCAATGAATTAAATTCTACATTTGAATTTGAACAAAATATTGGTGAGTTTAAAAATGGAGATCTTCTGTACACATCTGATGGTAAAAAATATGGTAGGATTACTAAAATTCGTAGGTCCGTAGCATATGCTAAAGTTAATCCCTATATTAACTTAGAATCATCAAAACTTGATATCACTGGGAATACAAGTGAATCTTTACAAAAAATTACAGATAATATAGTTTATCAAAATTGGTCTTATATCCTTTCTTCTTCTAGAGACACTAAAGACTGGAGAGATCAGATTACGGTAAATACACATCCAGCCGGACATAAGTTATTTGGTAAAAAAATAATTGATAGAAGAAAATCTTTCTTTGATAATCCAGATGATGTATTTAAAACTAATGTAATTTTTACTGCTAATTTAATAAATAAAATTCTGTTAAAAGTAAAATTAACCCCGTGTAAAGATCAAGTTATTTCCATTATAAATCCAGGAAATTTTTCTATTGGTGATTACGTATTTGGATCTATATCAGAATCTATTGGTAGAATTGAAGAAATAACAGAATATTCATTAAAATTATCTCTACTTTCAGATACTAGATTTAAAATTGGTGAATTTATTATAAAAGTTCCAGCCTCATTCTCATTTGGCATAGAATCTGCAACTTCAAAATCGTTTGTATTCTGGAATGGCATTATGCAGCAACCAGAATATAGTTATGAATCCGCATTTAAATATGTAAATAATCTTGGACAACCTTTGACTGTGCCTGTTGTTGATGTATTGATTCCAAAATTTGATTTATTACCAAGTGATGAATTACTACATTACAAAGTATCGTCTGCTCTTACAGTATATGATTCGTATACATTAGATCCTAATGATGATATATATTTCCCTTCACTTAAGAAAAAATCTGTTTCTGTATCGGGTAATTTTTTAAACCAAACTATCATATCTGTTGGAGGTGCAGTTCAGAACCCATCAGATTTTCAAGTAAATGTTAATGAAAAATATATAAAATTAAATGATAAACCAAATTCTACCGCAACAGTATTTGCGATTGGCGGCGAAAATTTACACAGACTAATTTTTACTGGTCCTACTTCAGGAACCAAATTTCAACTTAATCATATTCCAACATCTAATTGTCAATTATTAATATTCTATTCTGGTATTGAACAATCACATCTGCTAACAGATTATTCTGTATCTGGTAATGAAGTTGTTTTTTCAACAGCTGTTGAGAAAACAAATATTTTTGGTTGGATAAATATTGAACCTGTTGAATGTTTGCAAATAAATGTAAATGATTTATTAAAAAATAAAATTACTGGTACTTGGAATTGTGATACCAAAAACTTTACTGAGTCTATACATTCTAGTGCAGTAAAAACTCCATCATCTTTATATGAGATTAGGAAAGAATATTTAGATGGTACTATTTTTCCAGATCCAGACAACACCACGTTGTATGGGTTTGACACCAAATTTACATATACTACACCAGAGTACTCAAGAAGTTTTGTTGAAGTACTTGATACAATTCAATTTACTGGAGTTGACAAGTCATTCAAACTCACAAGAATCGATGGCAATTCATACACACCAGTTAGAGGTGAAGGTTCATTAATGGTTTATGTTGATAATGTAGTAGTAGATCCAGATGAGTACTCTGTTACTGGTGACACTATTCTTTTCAACTTAGCATATGCATCAAGTTCTAAGTGTACAATTATTGATTTTAATAGTACTTATCGTGCTGATTCTATTGGACTTGGCGGCGCTAATCTTGATAGATTAAATGTACAACACAACGGTATTAGAAAAAGATTTAATCTCTCCGATAGAGGTGTTCCCCAATATACGAAGAATGTTGGAGATGTATTTGCAATTAGAAATGGTATTCTTCAAAGACCAGATCAAAGACATCAAACTATTTCTACCAATAAAATTACATTCAACGATGCTCCAGAATTTATTGATACTACTGACCTAGTTTATTTTAACAGACAGTTATTACCATTACCAACTAAGAACGTAGTTCTTGATGATTTCTATTGTTTTGATGGAGTTAGAAAAGACTTCCCTTTAACTTTGGATGGTATTAATTTCTATCCTATTAATGTATACAATCTATTTGTTGTTAGAAATGGTGTTTATCAAAAACCTGGAATTGATTTTAGATTAGGCACTCCACTTGATATTAGAGAAGTGCCTGGTTTAGATAGTTATGAATTAGATGGATCTCATTTGGTGTTTGATTCGGCCCCAGAAAAAACAGATGAAATTATTGTCTTCTATTCATATGATGGATTAAATCAAAATCTTAAGTTAGATCCATTCAGATATTTTAATGGTGTACAAAAAACTTTCTCTCTAACTAAAAATTATATTTCAACAACTCCAACATCATCAGATCATATTCAGGTCTACAGGAACGGTGTCTATCAGTATTCTGGGTTGGATTATATTGTGGAAACTACGAATGGTGGTCCTAGAATTACGTTTACTACTGCTCCACTAGAAACTGATGATATTTTTGTTACTGAGTATAATACATCTACTCGTTTTGTAAATAAAACAATAGATTTTGTTCAAATAAATTCCAATACCATCAAAAATCAATCAAATGAGTCACTAACAACTTCCGATGTAATTTTAATTTATAAGTCTGGCATTTTAATTACAGATGGTTGGTTGATTGATTATACAAATCAAGTCATCAATTTTGATGAATCATTTACAATTGACAATAAAACAAGAATATTTGTAGTTAAAAACTGTGAAGGTCAACTTGACAAATTCTTCAAATTTGATGGTGTTGAGACTACTTTTCCAATCACAAAGAATGTAGTTTCAAAAACTCCACATTCGGAAAATCATATTCAGGTTTACAGGAATGGTGTTTATCAGTATTCTGGCGTAGATTACAGTGTTTTTTCCACAAATGGTGGTCCTAGAATTACGTTTACTAGTGCTCCTTTGGCATCTGATAACATCTTTATCACTAATTTCCACAGCACGTCTCACTTTACTGATGCTACATCTGGATTTACACAAATTTCATCAACGAAATTCCAGTATACATCTTCAATTGGTGCGGTCTTCTTATTAATTTTTAAAGATGGTATAATTCAACTTGAGGACTCATATACAGTAAGTAACAATACTATTACATTTAGTGAACCAGTAGTATCTCCCAACATTAGAATTTATTTTATTGGTAATCAAGTCAAAAAACTTGACAACTTCTATATCATGAATGGAGTTAATAAAGTATTCCCGCTATCTTATTTCTCTGAGTCAATCACTACAGATAATATTTTAGTTTACAGAAACGGTGTTTATCAATATCCCATATTAGACTATAACGTATCCTTCAATACGTATGGCAACAAATTAATTAGCTTTATTACTGCTCCTAATGAGACTGAAAATATTTTTATTGTAGAGGCAACAAATACAACCAACTTTGAAGACATTACAAATAATTTTGTTCAGGATAACTCAACAACCTTAGGTAATATTACAACTCTAAATCAATCTAAAATTTTACTAGTTTATAATCAAGGAATTTTACAAAATTCAAATTCATATTCATATAATTACATCACAAACAAGTTACAATTTACTGAAACATTTGCATTAAATTCGTCAGTCAGAATTTATGCAGTTAAAAAAATTGTATCTTCCCCAACAACTGTTCCAACTGGAATTCTTGATAATGTATATAAAGTTGATGGAACAACAACAACTTTTCCACTAACAATAAATAATTCCTCATTCACAGTATCAGCTGAACAAGGAATCGGTTGGCCAAAAGCTCAAGTTATTAGAAACGGTGTATTCCAAACTCAAGGGTATTATACAACCAACACCAACGGTGGTCCAAGAATTATTTTTGATGATGCCCCCATCCAATCTGAAGATATTTTTGTAACTGCATTTGCAGCAAATCAATTTGTTGAATTGATATCCAATCCTACCACTGGATTAACTGAGACTAGTTCAACCGTAATTACATACAACGGAACCAGAAATCTTTCTGCCGGTGTAGTTTTAATTTTTAGAGAAGGTATTCTTCAAAAACGTGGTACATACACTCAAATTGGAAATGTATTTACTTTCAGTGAATCGATAACTCTTGCAAATACTAAATTCTATCACTTAGAAAATACTACTGTAATCGATTCTCCATATTTTAAAAATGGTGTAACTAATACTTTCCCATTAACTAAAAATAACCAATCTATATCTTCTTCAACTGTAAATGAAACTTTAGTCTACAGAAATGGTGTCTATCAGTACTATGGTGTTGATTATGTAATTACAGCTGCAAATGGCGGGCCTAGAATTACATTCACCACATCACCCCAGTCAACCGAACCAGTATTTATTCATAATTTTACTAATCAAACTGGATTTAAGAATTTAACACCACAATTTACGGTAATCACTCCAACAACATATCAGTACAGTGGAATTATTACTAGCGAACCACTATTGGTATTCGTTGGTGGTATTATGCAAGTTCGTGATTCTTGGTCATTTAATTTAAGCACCAAGACAATTACATTTACAGAAATTCCAAATGGAACTGTAAATATTTTCCAGATCCAAAATTGTCCAATTCTTGTAAATCAAATTGTAACATCTGCAAAACAAACTAGATATCAATTGAAAAATGGAAGAAAAAATCACTTCCCGGCATCTGCAGAATCATTATTTGTATGTGTTGATGGAATTGTTCAACAACCAAATGTTTCTTACGCCGTTGTTGGTTCCGAGTTAGTATTCATTAATGATATATTAACTACAGGAGTTCCACTAATAGTGATTGATGCGTCTGCTGCTGGGTTGAGATGTTTAGACGATATTGAAACAGCATGGGAGATTGGAGATAAAAAGTATCTCAGAACACTCCAAAACTACCAGAGTGTCAATGATTCACAAATATTGTTAACAATTAATGGAATTGTTCAAGATCCTAACTTCTATTCCGTTAACAATTATGTAATGACTATTTTTGATCAACCAGAGAATCCATGGAGCGTCATTGAAATTTTCAATGCAACTCAATCTGGATTTGTAAGACTTGATAATCTCGGTTCAATGAGATCTATCACGAATAAGTATAAAGAAATGGTGATGTTTGATAACTATTGGACTATTTCTTCATCTGCAACTTCATTGGTAGTGAATGCTGATGGAGTAGTTCAAAATCCAAAAATAAGTTATGAGACAAATGGAACTCTGATTAGATTTAATTCACCAACAATAAATCTAGACAATGTTGAAGTTATTAACGTGACGAGTGGTTCTCTAAGAATCCTTGATAAGTTGTCTGATCTTTCTAATGAATATGTTGATTCTCAAGGTCTAATTCACACGGAGTTTGTGATTAGAAATAGCTACACTGAACTTACCACATCAACTGGGGCCCTAGTTGTTTATGGATCTATTGTACAAAAACCAGGAGTTGATTATGTAATTCACAACAATCCACTTAAGACATTTAAAATTATTACCGAATATGGTGTAGATCTAAGTCAATTAAAGATTTATGACGTATCTAAGACTTCATACGAATTGATTGATAATCTAGATTCATTAATTTATTCATCTGGTGATAATTACACTCTTAGAATTACAAATAAGTATCAAACAATTTCTGGATTGTATGCTGAAAATACTTTAGTTCAAATAAACGGTATCGTACAGAATGTTTCATCGTACAATATTATTAATTCTACAATAACATTAATTGGTTTAAACTATAAAACGGCCAAAGTTTATAATTTATCTGGTGCAAATTTGAGACTGATTGATAATCTATCAGAAGATTTTTCAACCCCAACATTTAAATTGACTCAAAATTATAGTACATTTACTCCAAGCAATCTGGTAGATATCTTTTTACTCAGAGATTCTGTATTGCAAAATCCAACTGAAGATTATATTGCAGGATCTGGATATATTACATTTACATCAAATATTCAAAAATCTACAGATATATTCATTTTATATACACACAACTCACAAGAGATCATTCCAATATTGGCCATTCCATATACAATCTGTACTACGGAAGATACCTATACTCTTCCATATGCAATTCCAGAATCTGATAAAACTAAGTTAATTTTATACTTAAATGGTGTACCAAATTTTTACGGAAAAGACTTCTTAATTAATGGAACAACTTTATCATTCCTTGGTGGTGCTTTCATTGATGAAAATACTGTCGCATTTATTATTAAATATACAAATATTACTTATATTGATAATTTAAAAAATTGTCCAGATGGAATTGAGACTAAATTCAAACTACTTTACAAGGGTAAAAATGTCCTTGCACAGTCTTCTGCTGATATTCTTACCAGCAGAAATGGAATTGTTCAAAAACCAAACGTAGATTATACTGTTAGTATCGTAACAATCGGTGGAAACTCAATTGCAAAATATGTTACATTTGTAACCCCACTTGATAAGATACACAACACATTTTTTGTTAGAATGTATCAAAATATTTCTGCAACTCTAACTCAAATTTCTGCAACTCAATATCAAGTTACAAGTCCAGTGCTTGATTTTAATAATTTGTATGTTTTTGCAAATGGAAACTGGATGCTTCCTACTAAAGATTATACACTTAGTGCTAGTATAATTACACTTCAAGTTCCTGCAGTTGATGTATTTGCTATTGAATTTACTGGTGTAGTTAAGCTTCTTGATGAAATTCATACTCCTTATGATTCAATAAGAAATAGATTTAATCTATTTTTAACTGAGGAAAATTTTGTTCCCTTAGGAACAATAGAGTACAACACTATTGCAGATGAAACTAGTATTTTAGTAGTTAAAAATGGTAAGGTTCTGGATCCAAAAATTGACTATATCCTATCTGGAGATATTAGGTCACAGATTGTATTCCAAACTGCACCAATATTTTCCGATATTATCATGATCAAGTCGGTTGGATCTTTCAAGAAACTTAATACTATAACATCTGGATTTACTGGAACTGTAAAGAAATATGATTTGAAAACTCTACCAGGCAGTTCTTCTTTATATAATGGAATTATGCAAAGAAATGGAATTCTCATAACTTCTCTATCGAATGAAGTTAAGACTAGAAATAATGGTATTATTCAGTTAGCTAATAATCCATTCCAGACTCAACAAGTTCCTAGCGAAGACTATTATCCGAATGCTGAAATTGAAAGACCAAGAGATCATGAAAACCAAATTTTAATTATCAAAGATGGTTATATTCAAAGTCCTGTATATGATTACTATATCGACAACAATAAACTAGTATTTAATAATCCAGTTACAAATACAACATCTAAAATTGTAATAATGGACTTTAGAGGAACTGTCGAAGATGTTCATGTTGACAATAGATTATATCAACTGAACGTTGGTGACAAAGTTAGCCTTGACTGTGCAATTGATGAAGAAAGAACTTTTACAATTAATAGAACTGTTACTAAAATTATTTCCCCAACTGTTCTGAAGACAACAACAGAAACTCAAAATATATTTGCAAACTTTAGTGCTTCTGTTGTATACAATGGTGGAAAGGTAACTGATTTTGTAGTTAGTGGCGGTGGAACTGGATATTCATATCCCTCTATTTTGAGAACTAAGGGATCTGGTTATGGTGCTAAAGGAGTTGCACAAATTGACATATATGGCGGCGGAAGAATAAAGAATGGATATATAGATATCCAATATCCTGGATACAACATATATGTGCCACAGGAAGTTTTTCCGACAGTATATGCATTTACATATAGAAACACTCAACTCACATCTTCAAATTTCACAAAAGCAACTGCTTTAACAGCAAATATTTCTGATACAGCTGATGTAATTCCAGTAATTAAAACTAGTATTTTTAAAACTAATCCATTACAAATTCAAATTACTTCTCCGACTGGATCTGGCGCATCATTTATTCCTTTTGTAATAAATGGTTACTTGAGAAAGTTACAGATTGTCAATGGTGGTATCGGGTATGATGAAAGATATATTCAAGTTAATGTAATTGGTGGTGGAGGTTCTGGAGCTGTTCTGGAACCAGTTTTAGACGCACTAGGTAGAATTACTAATATGATTATTAGAAATCCTGGTATCGGTTACGATAGTTTCCGTGCATTTATAAATTCGGAAGCAATTGAATATACTACTAAAACTAATACTGAATTACTTGGTGTAACTAGAAACGTACTAAATTATGGATTGAATCCAAATGAATTCCCTCTAGTTAAAAATGAACTGTTTATCACAGTTCATTCTGAACATAACTTACAGGTGTTTAGAAATGGAGTTCATCAGATTCCAGGTATAGATTTTTATACAGTTCCAATTCATTCTGGGTGTGATAAAATTTATTTTACAACTCCAGTTGAACTTGGTAGTGCTGATAATGTTTTTATTACACACTTTGATACGCCAAGTAACTTTACAAATATTTCTTCATCATTCACTCAAGTAAATTCAACTACAATACAATACAATGGAACATTATCGTATCAATATCTATTGATGTTTATTGATGGTGTGGTGCAGTTACAGGATGCATGGAGTTTTAATTCCAATACAAATAGAATTATATTTGATCAACCTGTTGACATTTCTTCTCAATCAGTTCTAATTTACAGAATTTCTTCTCCAGTTAATGTATTAAATACTTTTGCGATGACTTTATCCAATACATATACATTATCGTCTTCAGTTTCTTCGGCAGAATCTATAATGGTGATTATTGATGGTGTTGTACAACAACCATATGTTTCTTATACAACATCTGGTTCTACAATTAATTTTGCAAATGTTACACCTGGAAGTGATGTTCATATAATTAATTTTGCATCTGCAAATTATAGATTGCTTGATGATATTAAAGTATCTCGCTGGATTAATACCAGCACATGTGCCATTGGACACAAACAAACAGATAGAGTATATTCTGGAACATATCTTTAATAAATAACTGTACAAATAACAAAATAGAGAATAATGCCTTCACTAGTTGCTGATAATTTCAGAGTATTTGCTGCTGAACAGTTTATTGAATCTCTAGAGGAGCCATATGACTCTTCAAACAATGCCGTAGCTGATAATACACCTGCTGCATATAATTATAGAAGTAAAATTTATCTTTTTGTGGGTAGATCTCAACCGTGGCCTATTGAAAAATATACTGGACAAACTAGCGTAACCGAATTTGAACCGCCAGATCCATATGATTCATTCAATGATATGAATGAGATATATGACGATATGATTGCTGTAAAAAGAATTACTAGTAGTGATGTATCTAAAGTTATAAGAAAAAGAATTTGGAAATCTAATGTTATTTACGACATGTATAAAAATGATTATACTCCAAAAAATTTATCGGTAAATGGTCAATCTAAATTATACGATGCACAATTTTATGTAATGAATAGTAATTATCAAGTGTATAAATGCATCTTTAATGGTCAAAGTCCAACATATCCAGCTGGCAGACCGTCTATAGTAGAACCAACTGGTAATGCAACTTCAATTATAGAATCTTCAGATGGGTATCGTTGGAAATATATGTATACTATTAATATTTCAGATTATATTAACTTTGTATCTAGTGATTTTATCCCAATTAAAAATGATCCAACCGTAATATCTGCAGCAGTTGATGGTGCAATTCTACAAACATTGATTAAAAATAAAGGAACTGGACTTAATCCAGGCACTTATTATGCCCCTGTTGTTGGAGACGGAAGTGAAAATGCCGTGGTACGAATTATTGTACCAACTGGAAATGATTACATTGAAAATGCTGATATGCAAATTGTTGGTAAGGGATATACTTATGGCAAAATTTTATTGACAGAAGTATACGCTACTGCTGCGGCAGCTGTAACCCGCACTGGCACTTCTTTATCATTAGGCACTGTGGCAGATGTTGAAGCAATTATTTCTCCCCCAGGCGGACATGGATTTAATTCTTCACTCGAATTAGGTGGATATAGAGTTATGGTTCACAAAAGTCTGGATTTCTTAGATGGAGATGGTGATATACCAGTTGATTGTCAATTTAGAAGTTTTGGACTTGTATCAGATCCCACAACTCCAAATAACATTGATTTAACCGCAACTACCGCTACTGCATGTCATGCAATTAAGTTTCCGGCGGCTACAACTACAAATTTTGAACCAGGAGAAATTATCACTCAAAATGTAACTGGTGCAAAAGGTAGAGTGATTCATTGGGATAGTGTAACTAAAGTGCTTCGTTATTATCAAAATGAATACATAAATTCACTTCAATCTGGTAAAAATCAATATAAATTAATTCCTTTTAGCGGACAGAACTCAGTCACTGGATCTACGAGTGGGACTACTTTGACTCCAGATATATCAATTAATACTGGATTTTTTGGTATTCATTTTGTTGCGGGATATGCAAGTCCAGAAATTAAGAAACATAGTGGTAAAGTAATATACGTAGAAAATAGAAAAGCAGTTAATAGATCTAATGATCAGATTGAGGACATCAAACTAGTCATTGAATTTTAAAATAAATAATCAAAAGAACTCCCTGAACAAGGTTTAATAAATGCAGGACACCAATCTTAAAGTATCTCCATATTTTGACGATTTTGATCGATCAAAAAATTATCATAAAGTATTGTTTAAACCAGGATACTCGGTTCAAACTAGAGAGTTAAACAACTTACAATCAACTTTACAAAATCAAGTTGAAAGATTTGGTCAACACATCTTTAAAGATGGATCTGTAGTTATTCCTGGAAATATTGGATATAACTTACAATATACTGCTGTACTTGTTCAAAATTTAATTAATGGAATACGAGTTGAAGAATATAGATCCTCTTTAGTTGGAACTACAATAAAAGGATCGTCTTCTGGAGTTAAGGCAGAAATTATTGATACGATTAGCGAAGAAGATTCAGAAAAAAATATTATTACTTTGTATGTAAAATATACTGCTGGCGGATTCTTTGAAGATGATATACAATTAAATAAATTTAAAAATAATGAAATTCTCATAAGAGAATCTGATGGTATTCCCATTGCAGTTACTACTGTACAAAATGCAACCGCATATACTGGGTCTGTAGCTTATATTAATTCGGGTGTATATTTTATTAAAGGATTTTTTGTAGAAGTTCCTACACAGAGAATTATTTTAGATCAATATACAAATCAACCATCATACAAAGTGGGGTTAGTTGTAAATGAAAGTATTGTTACTTCAGAAGATGATGAGAGTTTATTTGATAATGCTTTAGGATCAACTAATTACTCTGCTCCAGGAGCAGACAGACTTAAAATAAGTACTGAACTGACTAAACAAAATTTATTATTAACTGATGATTCAAATTTTATCGAACTTCTTCGTCTTGAAGAGGGTTCTGCAGTTAAACTTGTAGAATTTTCTGCATATAGTGAGTTAGAAAAAAATTTAGCTAGAAGAACATTTGATGAATCTGGTAATTATACTCTGGATCAGTATTCAATTAAAATCAGAGAAGCTTTATTTGATGGAGAAAATAATGGTGTATATTTTACGAATCAACTAATACCAGATGGAAGAACAATTTTGGATAGAGATCCTACGGAAGATGAAGATACTTCAATAAACGGAAATGATTACTATGCTTTGGAAATTTCAGAAGGAAAAGCATATGTAAAAGGATTTGAAGTAATAAACACCAAAAAACAATATATATTGGCAGAAAAACCTAGAAAATCATCATCACTTAATAATCAAGGTATTTTTCTAAATATTGGTCAATATTTTAATCTTGATCCAAATCAAACAATTTCTGGATCTGTAAACTTTAATAGTCCATTGATACTAAAAGATGTTGATAATCAAATAGTAGGAGAAGCAAAAGCTCTTGGATTAACATTTGGATATAAATTATATATCACTGATCTTACTGTATATACTACTTTAACTCTTTCTACATCATCACATTCATTGCAATCTGGAGATTTTATTACTGGATCAACTAGTGGAGCTACTGGTGTTGTAGAATCTTTTTCGGGACAGAATGTAATATTAAGGCAGGTAACAGGTTCATTTTTACCATCGGAAGCAATTCAATCAAGTAGAGTTGATTATACATCACCAGTCACTATATCAACAATTAATGTACCAAAATTAGAAAATGTTAGAAAGATTCAAAGAATAAGCGGATCTAACACAGTATTTACATCATTTGTAAAATTAGATCCTGTACCTATTAGTGGATCTTCTTTTTCAGTTAATGGAACTACATTCACTGGAACAGGTACTAAGTTTAACTCTGAAGTATTTGCAAAATCTAAACTAAGAATTGGAAGTTCTGATGTTGAAGTCTCTACCGTAACTAACGCAAGTACAATTGTTTTAACATCTCCAACAAATTTGACAAATGGAATATATTATAATGTTTCAAAATTGACATGTAAACTGTATTCATCAAATAATGGTCTTTCTATAAAAACATCTTCATATCCAGTAAAATCAACCACAGATTTTAGTTATGATATATCTAAGACAGAACAATATACAGTACTTAATGGTGGATTTACAATTTCAAGACCATTAACAGAATCTATTGAAGCAAGTACTGTAATTGTAACTTCTGCAACTGCATTACTAACTCCAGTAATAACTCAAACTAGTGGAAATGTAGTTTCTGTATCTGGATTAGATCCTCAAAACGGCTCTGTGGTAAATGTTTTTTATAAATTAAGATTATCAAATGCTTCGCCTAGAAAAAAAATCTCTGTTCCTTATCAAAAATTAATAGTAGATTTATTTAAGAATTCGAACAATACCAAATATGGAACTAGATTAATTGATAGGGAGTGGTCTTTAAAATTTCCAGATGTATATAAAATTCATGCAATTCATGAAGCAACATCTGCTCAAATACAAGCAGTAGACATGTTTGATAGTATTGTTCTGAACAATTCTGATAAAATTGTGGTTGGTGATGTAATTGTTGCTGGAAATATTAGAGCAAGAATTATTGAAATTTCTTCTACAAATTTAAAAATAAAATACTTAAGTGATGATAAATTTGTACAAGGATCAAATTTAGCAATTAAAGTAGAAGTTTCGACAAATGCTAGTATAATTGGACGTTTTGTAAAACAATCAACATATGGTGCATATAAAGATATTTCTTCTAACTTTAGTTTAGTAAAAAACGACACTGAAGATTTTTATAGAGTTTCTAAATTAGTCAGAAAATTAAATAAACCATATCCAGTAAATAAAATTATTGTAGTTTTTGATTATCTTAAACACGAAGACTTATCTAATGATTTTTATGTGGCTGATTCTTTTACTAATTTAGAGTATTCTGAAGTACCAACTTCATATAATGGAGTTTCGTATAGTGATCTCGTAGATTTTAGGTATTATATCGCACCATCAACTGGATCAAATGGAGGTTCTGGCACTCTATCAGATCCATATAGAGAAACTCAATCTGCGTTTGATTTTAAATTAAATCAAATTCAATCATCAACAAAATTTGCATATCCGCAAAAGTTAGTTACATTAGATTATGATTTTTACTTAGGGCGTATTGACAAAGTTTATCTAAATGAAACTGGATATGCGTCAATAATTAAGGGTGCAGATTCTATTAATCCAAAATTACCATTAACTAATGATACTGGATTATTGTTAGGAACTATCAGTCTACCTCCATATCTTAAAAAAGTATCCGATGCTTCTATTAAATTAGAAAATACTAAAGGTTATACAATGAAAGATATTGGTCTACTTGATGAAAGATTAACAAATGTAGAAACTTATACTTCTTTAAATTTACTAGAAATTAATACAAATACCTTGAATATTTTAGATGATGAAGGAAAAAATAGATTTAAGAATGGTTTTATCGTAGATAAATTTAATACAGTAACTATTGCTGATATAACAAACCCAGACTATAGTATTTCTATAGATACCAATAATTATTTAGCTAGACCATATCCATATGTAAATAATGTTGATTTTGTATATAGCAATACTGAAGGTGCAACTAAAAAAACTGGAGATCTAATTACTTTACCATATACAGATGTTGTGTATATAAGTCAATCTTTTGCATCTAGAGTAGAAAATATTAATCCATTTGAAATTGTTAATTGGGTTGGAAATATTACTTTAACTCCAAAAAAAGATGTTTGGTATGATACTGTTCGAACTATGGGCGAAACACAAACTATTGATCTAGAGGGACCAATTAGATTTTTATTTGATCAAAGTGGTGCTGCAGGTGATCAATGGGGTTCTTGGACTACTACTCGTTCAGAGCGTACAAATGGTGGTACAAATAATTTTCAATCAAGAACTGGAGTTAATAATAGGATCGATGTTACGGAACAGACGATTAACACGGGGGATACAATTAATAGTATTGTAGATTTAAGATTTGTCAGATCTTCTATTATTGATTTATTAGGAACTTCTTTAAAACCAAATACAAATTTTAATTTTTATATTAATGAGATAAATGCAACAGAATTTTTATATCCCAAAATAATCACTAACATTAGTGGAGTTAATAAAAAATTTATTGTTGGAGAGACTGTAGAACTTTTTCCTCTTCCGCCATTGCTATTTGACATTCCTGCTGACTCATTTCAGGTGTTGCCAACAGATTTTAATACAATAACTGCAACAGTTGTTGATCCATATAATTTTACATCAAATAAAGATCTAATTGGTAATAATTTTGCATTAAATCAAACTAGTCAAACTATCGAATATTCACAAAATACTACAATATTAGCAATTGATAAAATTAGTACTACAAATCTTAATTTGATAAATCCAACGTTACTAGGACAAAGATTTAGTATTCGTGGTATGACATCTGGCGCGATAGGTACAACACAAGTACCTCAAAAAGTGATATCTAATGAAATTGGAACAATTCATGCTTTTGTTACTATTCCTCCACAAAAATTTGAAACTGGAATATTAACCTTTACAATTTCAGATAAACCAGGTGATATTTTTGCTATTGGATATACATCTTCCAGTGCTTCAACTTCATATTTGACTGAAGGCACCCAAGTAAATGTGACATCAAATATCGTTTCTGTCTCTGTACCAGAAGTAGTTACTACACCAATTTCTCAAAATAGAACGGTATTTGTTGCAGATCCCGTTCAGGCCCCTGGCGGTAGGGATCCATTAGCTCAATCATTCTTTATAGACACTGAAGGTGGAATATTTGCAACATCTATTGATTTGTATTTCTATACCAAAGATAATATAGTTCCAATTTCTGTGGATATTAGAACTGTAGAAAATGGTTATCCTACATCTACAGTAGTTCCATATAGTAGTGTGACAGTAAATGCATCAGATGTAAAAATTTCATCTGATGCATCTATACCAACAACATTTACATTTCCAAGTCCTGTATATTTATCAGATAAAACAGATTATTGTTTTGTAGTTAAGGCAGTTTCTCAAAATTATTATATATGGGTTTCTAGATTAGGTGAAATCGATGTAACTAACAATAATGCTATTGACAAACAACCATACATTGGAGTTCTCTTTAAGTCTGCTAATCAATCTACTTGGACTCCTGATCAATATGAAGATATTAAATTTACTCTTAATAGAGCTAAATTTACTACCAATACAACAGTACCAGCAGTATTGTATAATAAACCAATTCCCCCAGTAAAACTACAACCAGAATCGTTACGATTTAATCAAGACTCTACTACAATTACTGTATTTCAACCAAATCATGGTATGCACGGCACACAAAATTATGTAATTCTTAATGATGTAGTGTCCGATCAACCTAATTCACTTCTTGGTGCAACTATTTCAAATACTGCATTAACATTAACATTGAACGATTTAAGAAATCAATCTATCAATTACAATTCATTCACTACTTGGACAAAAGTTAATAACGCATCTATCTCTTCAACGAATCCAGGATACATTAAAATTAACAATGAAATTATTGCATACTCAGAGATAACTAGCGACAATGTTTTTACTGTACAACAAAGAGGAGCTTTGGGAACTATTGCTGCACAACACTTAAGCGGGTCAATAGTTAAATGTTATAATTTAAATGGAATGAATCTTGATAGTATTAATACTACTCACAAAATTTTAAATGTATTAAATATTGACGAATATCAAATTGTAAATCAAAATAAAGCAAACTTTACTATTTCTGGCGGCGGCCCAAATGCATATGCAACTAGAAATATTCCATATGAAATTCTTAATCCACAAATTAATATTTTAACTTTACCAGATACAGACTCCACTTTAGTATTGGATTCAATAACTGGAACTAGCATTGGCAATACATCACAGGTTTCTTTCTTACTTAAGGATGGTGAAACTATATCAAATAAAACAGAAAATGAACTTTCATCACCAAGACTTGTTGCCTCAGATATAAATGCAAAAAAATATTTAAATGGCGTAAAAGGAAGCATGAAACTAATGATTAATATGTCAACAACAAAAGATACAATAAGTCCAGTACTGGATTTGATTGGATCTTCTATCATCACAATTTCAAATAGAATTAATAAAGAACTTACTGATAGTGGAAATATTGATATTAGTTCTGAATTACTACCTATAGGTGGATTGCATCCCGCATATATTACAAAAAAAGTTACTTTAGAAAAATCTGCTTCTTCTGTAAGAGTTTTATTTGATGCTATTAGAAGACAAGGAGTTGATATTAAAGTCTTTGTTAAGATTAAAGGAGACTCTGCCTTGGGTAGTTTTGGTGATATGAACTATACTGAAATACCTGTCGAATCATATCCAGTTTCTCAAACTGAAAATGAATACAGATCGTTTGAATATGAAATTCGTGGATTGCAAGAATTTAAAGAATGGAGTATTAAAGTTATTATGATCGGTAATGATCAAAGTAATATTCCAAAAATTAAAAACTTTAGAGCAATTGCTCTTGCTATTTAATATGGATAAATTGAACGTTGATGGCCATCCAGATCTATATCGAGATTTAAAAAGTGGAGCAATCATAAACAACAATCCCAGTGATTACGAATCATATCTAAAATCTTATCAGGCCCGTAAATCTGAAAAAGAAAGAGTTGCAAATATTGAAACAAATTTAAATGAGTTAAAAGATGAAATAAATGAGATAAAAAAATTATTACAACAATTAGCCTTTAAGTAAGATTACTAACTAATATAAATAAAAATAAGTGGTAAACTCTTATGGCAGCAGTACACAATCTGTATATTGATCAAGGATCAGACTTTTCCGCACAAATTGGAATCTATGACGATTCTAATGTGTATTGGAACTTGACTGGTTATACTGCAGCTGCCAAAATTAAAAAATCATATTATAGTTCAACATCTGTTGATTTTACTGTTTCCGTTAACGGAAACGGAACTGTTTCTTTGTCTTTGCCTTCTTCATCTACGTCCAATATGGAACAGGGAAGATATTTGTATGATGTAATAATTGTTTCAAACGGTGGGGTGAAAACAAGAGTTATTGAGGGTATAGTCACAATCAACCCAGGAGTAACAAAATGAACACCAAAGTAACAGTATCTAGAGTACCCCAAGTCATCACTGTAAATACAGCTGGCGGCGGTAGGCTTTCAGGATTGACTGACGTAAATATGACAGGTGCATCAGATGGAGCTCTGCTTCAATATGATGCTGCAAGTGGATCTTGGATAGCACAAAATATTTTAGAAAAATCTGGTTTACAAATTAATTGCGGTAATTTCTAATCACACAGGTAAAAAGACATGGCATCAATCTTAAAGATTAAAAGATCCAGTACCAACCCAACAGCAACCCCGGCTGGATTGGGTCAGGGTGAGCTTGCTTACGGGGAAGGCACTAGTACTTATACAGATGCTCAAGGTGCAAACGTTACCTCTTTTGGTAAACTGTTTGTGGGTAGAGGACCTGAAACTGCTGGTGTCTCAGCAAATATTGATATCATAGGTGGCAAGTATTTTACAGATCTTCTAGATCATGGACATGGAACAATTGTTTCAAACTCTGCAGCAATTGTAGACTCATCTAAAAAGGTTAATGAATGGAATGTTGATAACATCACCCTAGATGGCAATACAATTTCCACCACAAATTCAAATGGTAATTTGACCATTGACACAAATGGAACTGGAGATGTGGTAATTTCTGGTTCTAGTACACTTGGTGATAATTTATTCAAAATTAACGACGGATCTGTCGATAGATTTATCGTTGATAGTTTTTCTGGCGCGGTTGATATTACATCCCCAACTCTAAGTGCTTCAGATACTTTACTTAATATCTCATCCACCTGGAACAATGGCGGTTCAACTTTTTACGGTATTGATGTTGACGTAATCAATACTGCATCGGCAGCAAGCTCAAGACTTCTTAACTTATCTGTTGGCGGTTCAGATAAATTTAATGTAGATGTTTCCGGCAATGTTTATTTAACTGGAAATATTTCATATGCAACCGCAGTAAACTCTAGCATTCAAGATAATACTGCAGGTGCCTTTGTAGTAAAAGAAGGTTCAAATAAGTATATTGATATTGATACTACAAATAATGCAGAACTGTTAACTCTTGGTAATTCGTTAGCAACAGTCAATATTGTTATTGAAGATAACACACCAACTGCTTTTGCTATTAAAGAAGGATCTCAAAATTATGTTGAGGTTGATACAAATAATGCACAACAAAAAATAACAATTGGTAATGATAATACCAGACTAGATAATAAAATTATTTCAGGATCTGATGCGTTCATTGTACGAGAAGGATCAAACAAATATATTGATATTGATACTGGCGCTGGATCAGAATTAATTACATTCAGTACTGGTAATGTTGACATTGATAATGATTTAAACATTGATGGTGGTGATTTAACTACTAATCAATCTACATTTAACTTACTAAACACAAATGCTGCTACAGTTAACTTTGCTGGATCAGCAACTACTGTAGAAATCGGGTCTGCTACTGGCACTACTAATGTTAATAATAATTTAGTAGTAGACCTAGATTTACAAGTAAACGGTGGGGATTTAACTACTAATCAATCTACATTTAACTTACTAAACACAAATGCTGCTACAGTTAACTTTGCTGGATCAGCAACTACTATTGAGATTGGGTCTGCTACTGGTACTACTAATGTTAATAATAACCTTGATGTAGATGGAGACCTTAATATTGACGGCGGGGATCTTACTGTTTCTAACATTACTTTTAACCTTGCAAATGCTAATGCTACTACAGTTAATGCTTTTGGTGCAGCAACTGCTATTGAGATTGGTGCCGCTAGTGGCACTACCAATATCAACAACAATCTAGATGTAGATGGTGATGTAAATATTGATGGTGGAGCTCTTACTGTTTCTACTGCTACGTTTAACCTTGCAAATGCAAATGCTACCACAGTTAACTTTGCTGGATCAGCAACTACTGTAGAGATTGGGTCTGCTAGTGGTACTACTAACATCAATAATAACCTTGATGTAGATGGAGACGTTAATATTGATGGTGGAGATCTTACTGTTTCTACTGCTACGTTTAACCTTGTAAATACAACCGCTACTACAGTTAATGCTTTTGGTGCAGCTGGAACAATTAATTTTGGATCCGCAGGAAGTGGTACTACTAGGTTTAGAAATAATACTTTAGTTGGTACTGAATCAACACAATATCTTTTTGATACTGTTGCTACTACAGTTAACTTTGCTGGGGCAGCAACTACTGTAGAGATTGGTGCCGCTAGTGGCACTACTAACATCAATAATAACCTTGAGGTAGACCTAGATTTACAAGTAAATGGTGGTGATTTAACTACTAATCAATCTACATTTAATTTACTTAACACAACCGCTACCACAGTTAACTTTGCTGGGGCCGCAACTACTGTAGAGATTGGTGCCGCTAGTGGCACTACCAATATCAACAACGATCTAGATGTAGATGGAGACGTTAATATTGATGGTGGAGATCTTACTGTTTCTACTGCTACATTTAACCTTGTAAATACAAATGCTACCACAGTTAACTTTGCTGGGGCAGCAACTACTCTAAACATTGGTAGTTCTTCAACCGAAGTTGACTTTGGAGATTTGAGAATTGTAGGTTCTACAATTTATAGTGACAATTCAGGTGCTCAAACAATCACAATTGACCCATATCCTGCCGGCGGTGATGGTGCTGGTAATGTTGTAGTTAGAGGTAACTTACAAGTTTCTGGTACTACAACAACGGTCAATTCTACACAGATGACTGTTAATGATCCTATATTTACACTTGGAGATAGTATTAGTGAAAAAACTGTTGTTTCTGCTGCAGCAAGTGGACAGTCAGTAGTTATTCTTGATGATGTAGACGGGTTGAATGTTGGTGATATTGTTTCTGGTAATGCATCGATTCCAAACGGAACAACTATTACCAACATTAATGTAGGTGCTAATACTATTACTCTTAGTGCAAACCTATCTGCTGGTATCGCAGCAAGTACAAATACATCACCAAAAATTCTAACCTTTACGCAAGGTGCAGATGATAATAAGGATCGTGGTATTGAATTTAAATATTTTAACAGTGGTCTAAAAACTGGATTTTTTGGTTATGATGAATCTGGTACATCGGAGGGAGCTACCACCACATATTATTTCACATATATTCCAGATGCAACAAATACTTCTCAGGTATTTACTGGAACTGTTGGTAGTGCATATTTTAATACTACTAAACTAGATATTGGTATTCACAAAGGTGTTCCATATTTCGATCAATATAAAAGACTTACTTCAACAGATGCAGCAGGAACATCTGATATAACAACTTCAAACCAAATTTTGACTGTAACTGCTGCGGGTGTTCCTGTGTGGACTACTACAATTGATGGTGGTACTTATTGATAAATAATTAAAAATGAGGTAATTATGAATCCTGATGAAGCCAACACTTTAATGCAAGTGATGAGTAGCAAAATTAATCAACTTACCCAACAAAATATTATGTTAGAGTCTAAAGTAATGTATTTAAACTCTGTCATACAACAACTACAGAGTTCTCCCGAAAAGATACACGATAGTGAAACATTTAATGAAACTTCACCAGTAAAACAAAGTAATGGCAAACCCAAGCAGCAGGTCGCAACTTAAGGAATACTGCTTACGAAAATTAGGTAAGCCAGTAATTGAAATTAATGTTGACGATGATCAAATTGAAGATTTAATTGATGATACCATTCAACTCTACAATGAGAGGGTTTATAATGGGGTTGAAAGGGTTATGTTAAAGTATAAATTTACTAATGAAGATATTGAAAATGGCAGAAAAAGAAATACTTCAACCACAGTAACAGATCAAAATACTGCTACGCCGCCAAGAACTCTTCAATTTGAAGAAGGTAGAGGGTATTTTACTTTACCAGATCATGTTATTGGTGTTGAAAATATAATGCCTATTTCTAATACATACGTAAATAGTATGTTCGGTTTTAGATATCAATTTTTCTTAAATGATTTTTATAATTTTTATGCGTATGATATTTTAAATCTAACTATGACTATGACATACTTAGAAACATTAGAATTTCTTTTAGAAGGTAAAAAAATAATAAGATATAATAAAGTTCAAAATAAAATATATGTTGATGTTGATTGGCAAAGAGTGGCTGCAAACGACTATCTAGTTATTGAATGTTACAGAGCACTAGATCCAGTCACATGGCCAAAAATTTACAATGAAATTTTTATAAAAAAATATCTCACATCGTCTATAAAGAAACAGTGGGGTCAAAATTTAATGAAATTTCAGGGTATAAAATTACCTGGTGGAGTAGAGTTTAATGGTAGACAATTGTATGATGACGCGGTTCAAGAGTTGGATAAACTAACAGAAGAAATGTCTTCTACATATGAACTTCCACCATTAGACTGCGTAGGTTGATATGGCTAAAAATGTTTATTTTTCAAATGGTACACTTTCAGAACAAAGACTATATGAGAATTTAATCATAGAGTCTTTACAGATTTATGGACATGATGTATATTACTTACCCAGAGAAATAGTAAAAAAAGATAGAATTTTTAGAGAAGACATACTTTCAAAATTTGATGAAAATTATTTAATTGAAATGTATCTATCAAGTTTCGAAGGTTTCGAAGGCGATGGAACTTTACTATCAAAGTTTGGCGTAAGAATTTCTGATGAAGCAACGTTTATAATTTCAAAGAGAAGATGGGAAGATCTTGTTTCGTCTTCAAATAATTTAGTATCGTCAAAACGACCCAATGAAGGAGATCTATTATATTTTCCTCTCACTCAACAATTTTTTCAAATCAAGTTTGTTGAACACGAAAAACCATTTAGACAACTTGATGCTATTCAAACATATCAACTCATTGTAGAAACAATGGAGTTTTCTGATGAAAGGATTGAGACTGGAATTAAAGAAATCGACGATATTACCAAAGACTCTGGATATTCAGTTGTGTTTAAACTCATCGATGGTATTAAATCTGTATATCTAACAAATGCTGGAACTGGCTATGGAAGAAATACTACTGTAACATTTGGGCCACCAGGAACTGGGTCAAAAGCATCCGTTAGTGTCTCAACAACCAATGGTTCTATTAGTTCAATTAATTTGACAGAACCAGGGGTTGGTTATTCTACCGCACCACTTGTATCATTTATTGGTTCTGGTTCTAATGCATCAGCAATTACAACGGTTGCAAATAAAAAATCATTCAAAAATGGAGAACTTGTATTTGGTTCATCCAAATCTGCAGATGCAGCTGCAACAATAACTTCTGGATCTGTGACTAACATTAAAGTTTTAAAACTTGGAGAGGAATATAAAACAGTTCCAACTGTAACTATATCATCACCGGCAACTGGAGTAAAAGCAACTGCAACAGCTGTTCTTACTAATGGAAAAGTAACTTCCATAAATATTACGAATCCAGGTTCTGGTTATACTACAGCACCAACTATTACAATACAAAGATCTCCATCCGAACCAAAAGGTAAAGTTACGAGATATGATGGTACTAATAAAGAACTAGAATTAATTAATATTGTAGGAACTTTCGTTGATAATGATACGTTAGTTGGTGAAGAAACTGGTGCTGAATGGACTATTACCTCATTCAGTACTATAGAAAAAGAAAATGATCCTGGTGCTGAAAATGAATGGTTTGAGTTATCTGGTGATAAAATTATTGACTGGACTGCAAAAAATCCATTTGGTGAATATGGAAATATGGGAGTATTCTGATGTTAGGTAAACATTTTTATCACGAAATTATTCGTAAAACTATTGTTGGGTTTGGAACCCTCTTTAATAATATTGAATTAAGGCGCGTTGATGCCAATGGAAATATTGTTCAAACTATTAAAGTGCCTCTTTCCTATGGACCAAGAGAAAAGTTTCTTGCAAGAATTGAAGCAGAACCGCAATTAGATGGAAGATCTGAGATTCAAATTCAATTGCCAAGAATTGCATTTGAAATGAAAGGAATTAATTATGATTCTACTAGAAAGTTAGCACCAATTAATATTTGCAAAACTCCAAAGTCTGGTGATACCAAAGAAGTATATACTCAATATACTCCAGTGCCGTACAACCTAGATTTTGAACTTAATATTATTAGTAAAAATAATGATGATTCTGTTCAAATTTTAGAACAAATTCTTCCATACTTTCAACCAATGTTTAATATTACTATTAATCTTATTGATCAAACAAAAGAAATTAAAGACATACCAATTATATTACAAAATGTAAGTATTCAAGATGATTATGAAGGAGATTTTAGAAGAAGGAGATCTTTAATTCATACTTTAAATTTTGTAGCAAAAACTTATCTATATGGCCCAGTTGTATCTCAAGATGTGATTAAAACAGTTAATGTTGATATTGGTACGGCAATTAACACTGGTTCTAGATATGTAAGATATAGTGCAACTCCAAAAGCACTAGAAGATTATACTAATGATGGTACTGACATTTCATTCACGGAAGTCAATGTAAATAGCAACACAATTACTTTGCCCAATCATGGATTTATTACTGGTGATTTTGTAACGTATAGAGTTACCAATCAAACTGGATCCCCTATCGGTGGATTGGAATCTGGCAGTGAATACTATATTGTTAAAATTGATAATAATAATTTTAGAGTTGCAACAACGAAGTATAATTCTCAACGTGATATTAATATAAATTTAACTTCGCAGGGAACAGGTCCTCACAAATTCTCAGTAATTACTACTCTAGATGATCAATTTGTAGAACCAGATGATAATTTTGGTTTCAATGAATCTTGGACAACATTATTATGATAGATCCTTTTGAAAATTTAAACAAAGAATTCAATGTCGAATGTGAAATTATGAAAGCTGAAGAGACTGTAAGAGAAATTAAATTAGTAAAAAGTGATAATCAGGTAAAAGATGATCATGAGTATGCAAGAGGCAATCTTTATAACTTAATTGAAAAAGGACAGGAAGCAATCAATGATATTCTTGATGTTGCAAAACAAACAAATCATCCAAGAGCATATGAAGTAGCTGGCAATTTAATTAAAAATGTTGCCGATATTACTGACAAACTTTTAGAATCTCAAAAAAAACTTAAAGAAATTAATGAAGATAGTCATACTAAAGGTCCAAACGTTGTCAATAACTCTTTGTTTGTTGGATCAACCTCAGATCTTCAAAAAATGATTAAACAAATAAATAGTCAAGAGAAATAAAAAAATAAAAAGGATATCAACTTATGAAACAAAAGATTAACGAAGATGTAAATAAATCTTTTGAACAATTTATGGCAGAGGCTGCTGCTTGTACAAAAAAATCTAGCAAAAACTTTGAAGGTGAACTAGTTGATGAACTCAAGGAAAAACTTGGACTGTGGGACCGTATCCATGCTAAAAGAAAGCGTGGAGAACGTCCAGCCAAACCAGGTGAAAAGGATTATCCAAAAACTTTGAACGTTGAAGGACTTGATATGAAGACCTTCAAATCAAATCGTGCAAAGGCAGTAACTAAAGCTGCTACGAAGGATGCTCGTGACAGAGGGCACGAAGGACACGAATGGCACAATACTGGAAGAACTTATAGTCCAGATGAAGCAAAGTCTCGTCGTGCAAATATGTCCGATGATGATAGAGCAGCAAGACACCGTGTTGCTGTAGATCCTGATGATGATCGTGATGAGAATACATACTCAGCAGATAAGACTAAGAATCCTAAGAAACTTCGCAAACAAAAAGCGATGGGGGAAGAGTATGATGAAATGTTTGACATCTATGAAGCAGAAGGTTCATATGGAAAAACTCCAGAATCAACAAAAAGATGGAATAAGGCAACACTCTCCAGAATGCACAAACCTGCAAGTGGGTATCCAAACAGAGGTGATAAGAAAAAGGAAGTTGCAAAGTATTCAAAGCACAATCAAAGAACTATGAGTCTTCAACACGATGCAAGTCGTGGTCCTGGTAAAAAATCTTCCAGAGGTGTTGGTGGAAGACAAGGACTCAAAATGACTCAACAGGATAGAGATGATGCGAGAGGGCAAGCAGAATATGGACATACTGGATACGATCCAAGTTTTGATGGTCCACCAAGTTCCCCTGGTTCAAAACCAAAAGGTAAGAAACTTGAGAGGCAAAAGAAAACTGGTGTAAGTGCTGAAAGTTTTGATATTTACGACATCATTCTCTCACACTTACTTGATGAAGGCAAAGTGGAACTAAAGCAAAGAAACAAAAATGAAATGCAACGCAAGGCAGGCAACCTTGGTCGTGAAGTAGTTTCAACTCCCAATACCAAGAAAAATGCAGCAAAGAGAGGCGCTGCTATGGATAGAATGAAAAAACTTGTAAGTGTGATTGCTCGTGATGATGAGGAAAAGAGATTTAAAACAATTGGACAATCACCTCTACATAACTCTTACGAAACAGAAGGTGATCAACTTGATGAAGTTGCAGCATGGCAACGTAGTGAAGGTAAGAATAAATCTGGTGGTCTTAACGAAAAAGGACGTAAATCTTATGAAAGAGAAAATCCTGGAAGCGACCTTAAGGCACCTTCAAAGAAGGTTGGAAATCCCCGCAGGAAGAGCTTCTGTGCCAGAATGAAAGGTATGAAATCAAAACTAACTTCTGCAAAAACTGCAAGAGATCCAGATTCAAGAATCAATAAATCACTTAGAGCTTGGAACTGCTAATGTCATACATCAGACGCAACACATCAAATACTCAAGTAAATCCACAGCCAACATATTCCACAATCACTTTGTATTCAGGAAGTGAAGGGTGGTCTACACGTACATATAAAGTGTGGACTGGAAATTATGTTGCAAGAAATTCTGACAACACAACCAGGACACCAGGAGTTTACCAGAAAAGAAATGTGAATAATCAATCAATATCTCCAGGAACCTATCAAAGATATGATGTAAATAATACTGCAATAAATAATTGATCAAAGTAATCTATATCATCTCACTGTTGTTTGTAGATAAACACATATGAACACAAAAATCTGTCCTAAATGCGGGGCATGCTGGATTAATGATCAGCACCATTGGACTGGCACAAATAAAAAAGGAGATGAAACTGAATTAGCAAATCTAGTTTGTGATAAATTTAAATATGATACCTGTATTAATCCATCAAAAGGTACAACAAAAGGAACTGGGTGGGAGGATAGACTAAGTAAATTATAAATAATTTGCTACCAATTTTTACGAAAAATGGCAAAGTCCGCAAATAAGGGCAAAAAAGGATCAACTGGAGGTCAAAAAAACTCCAAGCAAAATCAAGGGAATGCTACGGCAAACAAGGCAAAGAACGGGGGCAAGAAAAAATGATTCCTCTAGTTTTAGCATCCGTTTTTACAGCTACTCCTATGGGACCTGGACAAGTTCCTTACTTTATGAGAACGTGTGACAGAATACGTATTCATGATGCTAAAACAGGAACTAATTGGATCTTATGTATCGACGGTGTTTATCAGTTTCCTAAAAATGGAAAACCCCAGGACAGAAGTTTGCCACAACATAAACAACAATTGATTTAATTTTACTTCAGTACTGAAAAAATTTAAGAAACACAAATGAATGATAACACAGTATATCTTGGCAACCCCAATTTAAAAAAAGCTAATACTCAAATTGAATTTACCCAAGATCAAATAGAAGAATTTGTAAAGTGTACTAAGGATCCTGTTTACTTTGCAAAAAATTATATTAAAATTGTTTCTCTTGATGAAGGTTTAGTACCTTTTAACATGTATGATTTTCAAGAGGATATGGTACGTAGTTTTCATACCAATAGATTTAATATTGCAAAACTACCAAGACAAACTGGCAAATCTACTACTGTAGTTTCATACCTGCTTCATTATATTATATTTAATCAAAATGTAAATATTGGTATTCTAGCAAATAAAGCATCCACTTCTAGAGAACTACTTTCTCGTTTACAACTTGCATACGAAAATCTACCTAAATGGATGCAACATGGCATTCTTTCTTGGAACAAGGGTAATGTAGAACTAGAAAATGGATCTAAAATTCTTGCAGCATCAACTTCTAGTTCTGCTGTACGAGGAATGTCATTCAATATTATTTTTTTAGATGAATTTGCATTCGTCCCAACTCATATTGCGGAACAATTCTTTTCATCTGTTTATCCTACTATTTCATCTGGTAAATCTACAAAAGTTATTATTATTTCAACCCCAAATGGGATGAACATGTTCTACAAGCTCTGGCATGACGCTGAGAGGGGTAAGAACGAATATATAACCACAGAAGTACACTGGAGTCAAGTTCCAGGTAGAGACGCTGCCTGGAAGGCGCAGACAATTGCTAACACATCTAAACGACAGTTTGAACAAGAGTTTGAATGTAATTTTTTAGGATCTGTAGACACATTAGTTTCGGCAGCAAAGTTGAGGACTATGGTATATGAAGATCCTATTGAAAAAAGAAACGGTCTTGATATCTATGAACCGCCGCAAAAAGATCATGAGTATGTAATTACAGTAGACGTTTCAAGAGGAACTAATAATGATTATTCTGCATTTATCGTTTATGATATTACAACTATTCCATATAAGATAGTCGGAAAATATAAAAATAATACGATAAAACCTTTATTATTTCCAAATATTATTGATACTATTGCTCGTAATTATAACAAGGCATATGTACTAGTGGAGGTTAATGATATTGGTGGGCAGGTCGCAGATATTCTACAATTTGATTTGGAGTATGAAAATATTTTAATGTGTGCTATGCGAGGCAGAGCTGGTCAAATTGTTGGACAAGGATTTTCTCATAAATCACAATTGGGTCTTAAAATGACCAGTACAGTTAAAAAGACTGGTTGTTCAAACCTGAAAGCATTGATTGAAGATGATAAATTAATCATTCCAGATTATGATATTATTGCAGAACTTACAACGTTTATCCAAAAACATAATTCTTTTGAGGCAGAAGAAGGATGTAATGATGACCTTGCAATGTGTCTTGTTATATTTTCTTGGTTGGCAGTTCAACCGTATTTTAAAGAACTGACTTCAGATGATATTAGAAAAAGAATATTTGAAGATCAGAGAGAATCTATTGAAGAAGACATGGCTCCATTTGGATTTATTTTAAATGGACTTACTGATGAAGAAACATTTATAGATAATAAAGGTGATATTTGGCAGAATGCATCTAAAGAAGATCAATTTAGATTAGATGAATATGGAGATATGCAATATATGTGGGAATATAGGTAATGGATATTTCAGATTATTTTTCTTTAGAACACTTAATTTTTTCCCGTAGAAAATGTAGATCGTGTGGAAAAGAAAAAGATCTTATAGAAGATTTTTATCTTACCAGAAAAAATAGAGGGGCATTCCCATCAGCATATTCATATGAGTGTAAAAGCTGTACAATTAAACGAATTTCTACAAGTAGAGTAAAGAGTAAAACTTTAACTATATGGGAATATCCAGACTGGTAGTGTTCATGGGCAGTTTCCCCACTTAAAAAATAAATATAAATAAATAGTTTTGAGAAAAATCTCATAGAGGTAATAAAAAATGGCTTTAGCTTCACCTGGAGTACTTATTAAAGAAGTTGATTTTACAGCAACCGTTCAAGTTGCTGATCAAAATATTGGTGTTGTTGCTATTGATGCTGAGAAGGGTCCTACTGATACTCTCACATATATATCTAGTGAAAGAGAATTGGTTGATTTATTTGGTTTGCCAAACGACTATAATTATGAATCATGGTTTGCTGCAAGCACCATTATTCAATATGGAGGAGTGGCTGCTATAATTAGACCAACTGGCGGTAACGTAAATCTTGGTTTAAATAACGCTAATATTCGTAAAAATGGTACTGTAAGAAACAATCTTCTTATTAAAAACAAAGAACATTTTCAATCACTTGAAGATGGTCAAAAATCATTTTTATTCACATCAAGAACAGCAGGCGAAAAATTTAATAATGGAATAAAAGTTGTAGTAGTTGATCATGGTGCAGATCAAATCATAACTCTTTCTGGTGCAACTTCAAATTATTTACAAATTACTGTTGCTTCAGACTCATTCGCAATTAACGATTTTGTAAAAATTGAAAACGAATATTTTAAAATTACATCGGCTGCAACAGCTGTTACACTCGGAAACAGCACTGTATATAGATATGCTGTTCAAAATGCTCAAATTGGATCAACTCAAGCAGTTCATGCAGTTGGGGCAACAGTACTCAAGTGGACTTTTGCTGAAAATGCTCTTGCAGCAAAATCTCTTGCTGAACCAAACGCTACTGACGAAATTGAGTTAACTGAATTAACTATTACTCTTAACAATGTAACTGGTCTTGCAGCAAATGATCATCTAAGAATTAGAAGAGTTCCTACTGGTGGCACAACAGTTATAACCGAAGAATTCGTAAAAATTGTAAGTGTTGATGGTGACACTAATACAGTTCTTGTTACAAGGGGTCAACTAGGAACATCTGCAATTGCATTTGATGATGATCAAGCTGGAGATGAAACTGGAGCTCCAACGATTACAGTTAAGAAATTTGATTTTGCACAAGCCTCCCCTACAGTAACTACGACTCTCAGTGTTGCAATTCCAACAGTAACTTTTTCTGGTGCTGTATCTGGACTTACGGTAGGTGATTTAATTAAAACCACTGTAGGTGGATCAGTTAGATATGGAAACATTTATAGAATTGACGGTGCAAATTTCTATATAACTCTCTGGGATACTTCAAAGAGATTTGCTGCTGGACAAACTTTAGTTAATGATGCAAACGTTACTTTATCAACAGTTGCAAGTGTTGTTGAAGATGATGTATATGCAACTCTAGAGTATGCACCAAATAGAAGATGGTTATCTCTTGCTCCACAACCAGGAACATCAGTTGCTACTTTGTCTAAAGGAGGGCGTTTTGATGAATTCCATATTGCAATTCTTGATAGTACTGGAGCAATAAGTGGAACTCCACATACTGTCCTTGAAACTTTAACTTATGTCTCAAAGGCATCTGATGGTAGAAGTTCCGATGGAGACTCAACTTTCTTCAAAAAAGTAATTGAAAGTAATTCAACTAATATTTTTTGTGGTGACGATGATTTAGTAACCAAACTTACTGAAACTGTTGCATTTAAATACGTTGACTCCGCCGGAGTTGTTCAAACTGGTGACGGAGATATTGGCGAAACAAGTCAAAATCAAGTATTTAGAATGTTCAAAAATTCTGATGGAACTCCTGTTTTTGGATTTGTGTTGAGTGGTGGTACAAATTATAATTATGCCACGGCGGCAAGTCAACTATCAGTAACAAATGCTCTTTCAACGTCTTATGACCTTGTAAGAGATCCAGAAACTTTTGGTGATATTGATTTCTTAGTTCCAGGTAAAGTTACTGAACTTGGTGCAGTAAAATTAATTGATATTGCAGAATCAAGAAGAGATTGTATTGCTTGCATTTCACCAAGAAGAATAGATGTTATTAATACAGAGTCTACAACTGTAAAAACTGATGCAATTGTTGGATTTTTCAAAACTTTACCAAGTTCATCATTTGCAATTTTTGATTCTGGGTATAAGTACATATATGATAAGTATAATGATAAATATCGTTATGTTCCTTGTGGTGCTGACGTTGCTGGACTTTGCATTTCTACTACAATTAATGCAGAAACTTGGTTCTCTCCAGCTGGTTATAACAGAGGAAATCTACGTAATGCACAAAAACTTACATATTCACCAAAACAAGCAGAGAGAGATCGTCTTTATGTGAATAGAATCAATCCAATAGTTTCTTTCCCAGGTCAGGGTATTGTTTTATTTGGTGACAAAACTGCTCTTGCTTCTCCTAGTGCATTTGATAGAATTAATGTTCGTAGATTGTTTATTGAACTAGAGAAAAATATTGCAACTTTTTCAAAATTTCAACTATTTGAAATTAATGATGAAATTACCAGAAGTGGTTTTAAAGCAGCAGTTGAACCATACCTCAGAGGTGTTCAAGGTAGAAGAGGTATTTATGACTTCTTAGTTGTTTGCGATTCTTCAAATAATCCCCCTGATGTAATTGATCGTAATGAGTTTAAGGCTGAAATTTACATTAAACCAGCAAGAAGTATCAACTTCATTACAATCACCTTTGTCGCAACGAGAACAGGTGTTTCTTTCAATGAACTAATTAATTAATTTATTTCGTTAACAAAATCTAGGAGAAAACTAAAATGGCTAGAGGTATTTCAGAATTTAAATCTCGTCTTGCTAAAGGTGGGGCAAGGCCTAATCTATTCATGTGTAGATTAAATTTTCCAACCACTCTGTCCAATATTGTTGATATTACTGCTGTTGATTCCGCTACTGATCTAACTGGTCAAGCTGAATTTCTTGTAAAGACCGCTCAACTACCAGCGTCTACCGTTGGTGTTATTGACGTTCCTTTCCGTGGAAGAATGCTAAAGGTTGCCGGAGACAGAACCTTTGAACCATGGTCTGTTACTGTTATTAATGATGGTGCTTTCAGACTCCGCAAGGCGTTTGAAACCTGGTCAAGAGGTGTTAACGCTCTAACCGAGAACGTTTCACAACTTGGATATGGTTCTGGAGATCCAATTTCATATTGTGTTGACATGTCTGTGTTTCAACTCAGTAGAGATAACCAGACGCCAAGTAAAACACCAACTAATATGAATACTCTTGGTGAAGATGGTATGGAAGTTGTACGTGCATACAAATTTTTTGATGCATGGCCTTCTTCATTGTCTGCAATTGATCTTTCATACGAATCAAATGATCAGGTTGAAGAATTTACTGTAGAGTTTCAATATAATTATTATGAAGTAACTCAACCAACTCTTGACACAGCAGTAGGATCATAATAAATAGTATTTGATATAATCACGCTTATACTATGTCTCAACTATTTGGATTCTCAATTGAGGAGCGTAAGAAAAAAGAAAAACTGATTTCTCCAGCTCCTCCAAATAACGATGATGGCACCTCCGTAGTTGCGGCTGGTGCCTATTTTGGTCAATATATTGATATTGATGGTATTCCTAAAAACAATAATGAATTTGAATTAATTCGTAAATATAGGGAAATTGCCTTGCATCCAGAGTGTGATAATGCTATTGATGATATTATTAACGAATCCATTAGTAGTGATTTAGATTTTTGTCCCGTTAAAATTGAGTTATCTAATTTAGAAGTTAGTGATAAAATTAAAAAAATAATTAGAGAAGAATTTAATTATATTATACGACTGATTGATTTTGATAGAAAATCTCATGAGATTTTCCGTCGTTGGTATATTGATGGAAGACTATACTATCATAAGTTAATTGATTTCGATAACCCAAAAGAAGGTATTAAAGAGTTAAGATTTATTGATGCTCTTAAAATTCGTAAGGTAAGAGAAGTTATACGAAATAAAGATAATCAAATTGTTCTTAATGGCACTGCAAGATTTGATTACGGAGATACTTTAGAATATTATCTTTATTTCCCTGCCGGATATAAAGCAGATCAAAATAAAGGAATTAGAATTACAAATGATGCAATTACATTTGTATCATCTGGTTTAATGGACCATAATCATAATATGGTCATTAGTCATTTGCATAAGGCAATCAAGTCTGTAAACCAGTTGAGGATGATTGAAGATTCTTTGGTTATCTACAGACTATCAAGAGCACCAGAACGTAGAATTTTTTATATTGATGTTGGTAACTTGCCCAAGATGAAGGCGGAACAATACCTTAGAGAGGTTATGTCTCGTTACCGCAACAAACTTGTATACGACTCCGCAACAGGTGAAATTCGTGATGACCGCAAACACATGAGCATGCTTGAAGATTTCTGGTTACCTCGTCGTGAGGGTGGTAGAGGAACGGAAATTACTACTCTCCCAGGCGGCCAGAATTTAGGCGAACTAGAGGATGTTAAATACTTCCAAAAGAAACTTTACAAGTCTCTCAATATTCCTCTGTCAAGATTGGAACAAGAAAGTTCATTCACTATCGGTAGATCTAATGAGATTACTAGAGATGAACTTAAGTTTGCCAAATTTGTTGGTCGTCTTCGTAAGAAATTTAGCGATCTTTTCTTAGATTTATTACGCACACAATTAATTCTAAAAGGTGTCTTTACTCCAGAAGATTGGAATAACATGAAAGAGAATGTTCAATTTGATTATATTTTTGACAATCATTTTGCAGAACTCAAAAATAATGAATTACTTACAGAACGTTTAAATTCTGTAAATCTTGTAGAACCATATGTTGGCAAATACTTCTCCGCAGAGTATGTAAGAAAGCAAGTTCTTCAATTTACGGATGAAGAATGTGAAGATATTGATTTGCAAATTAAAAAAGAAATTGAATTAGGTATTATTGCAGATCCAAGTGCAATGATGGATCCTGCAATGGGTGGAGCACCAGCTGAGGGTCAACCTCCTCCAGCTGCTGGCGGCGATTTAGATACCGCCTTTGCAAGCGCAATTTCCTCATCAGATTATTCTAAAGGAAATATTTAATAAATAATTATTGTATAACTGGAGTATATTATGACATCTATATCTAGAGAAATTGTTGACGCAATTCTTGATCGAGATAATGTAAATGCAAACGAAAAAATTTATAATGCACTCTATGGAAAGAGTTCGGAAGAACTTCTTACTAGAAAAGCAACAATTGCAAAACATTTCTTTAATCCTGATTTTGACGGAAATGAACCTGATAATAATGTAGAAGTTGAAGACACCGAAGACACCGAAGAAACCGAAGAGTAAATCCAATGAAACTAATATCAGAAGAAATTATAGATATTCAATTTATTGCCGAAGAAAAAAATGGCAATAGATCTTACTTTATTGAAGGAGTATTTTTACAATCCGATATTAGAAATCGTAACGGAAGAATGTATCCCTTTGATACTTTAAATAGAGAGGTATCAAAGTATAATGAAAATTATATTCAACGGGGTAGAGCTTTAGGTGAGTTGGGTCATCCAGATGGTCCAACAATTAATTTAGATAGAGTTTCACATAAGATTATTTCCTTAACATCTGAAGGTAAAAACTTTATTGGTAAGGCAAAAATTCTTGAGACTCCAATGGGCAAGATCGCAAAGAACTTGTTAGATGAAGGTGTAAAACTTGGAGTTTCTTCAAGGGGCCTTGGATCAATTGAGAGAAGAGGTGATACCAATATCGTTAAAGACGATTTTATGCTTTCCACGGCAGCAGACATTGTTGCGGATCCTTCCGCTCCAGATGCTTTCGTAGAAGGAATTATGGAAAATAGAGAATGGATTTGGAACAACGGTTGTTGGAAAGAGTCTTCTCTAGAAGGAGCAAAACAATATTTGGATGGATCATCATCCAATGAACTACTAGATAGAAAACTTAAAGTTTTTGAGACTTTCTTACGTAATATAAAATTTTAATAAATACTAGTAGAAAATACAATTTTCTTTAGAGGGGAACCCATGTCCAATAATACATTTGAAATTTTAAGTGAGGAACCAGTAACCGCAGGAGCAAAACCTGCGGAGAAAATGCCTCGTATTGTTAATACAAATCCAGGTCAGTCAGGATCGGCGGAAGATCTTGGTGGTCCATTAACAAAACCATCACCAGATACGGAACCAACTCCTGGTAAATCTGTTTCTTCAAAAGCTAAACAGCTTTCAAATAGAATTACTCAAGGTGCTGGTAGTGCCGATGGAATGCCAACTCTTCAAGGATCAACTCCTGGTCAACCAGGGACTGCTCCAAGTTCATCTTCTGGTGGAGATGCTATGCCAAGACTAAAAGGTTCAACTCCAGGTCAATCTGGGGTTAAGGAAGAAGAAGAACTAGATTCAGAAGAAGTTCTTGCAGAAGATTCTGGAGAACTAGAAATTGATGTAACTGAAGATGTAGATGCACTTTTACGTGGCGAAGATCTCTCAGAGAATTTTAAATTTAAGGCAGCAACAATTTTTGAAGCTGCAGTAAAATCAAAAGTAATTGAAGAATTAGAAAAATTTGAAAAACTATATGATAAGAGACTTCAAGAGGAAGTTGAAGAGATTAAAGAATCTCTAGAAACCCGTGTTGAAGCTCATCTTGATTACGTATCTGAGCAATGGCTAGTTGAAAATCAACTTGCTGTTGATAACGGACTACGTAGTGAGTTGGCCGAAGAGTTCATTCTTGGTATCAAGAATGTATTCGAATCATGTTATGTCGATATCCCTGAGGATAAGTACGATGTTCTCGGAGAAATGTCCGAGAGACTAGATCAAATGGAAGAGAAACTCAACGAACAAATCGAAGTAAATGTTGAGCTAAATTCGGCAATCGGAGAATTTATTAAAGATGGAATTATTGCAGAAGTATCCGAAGGCCTTGCTCAGACACAAAAAGAAAAACTCACTTCTCTAGCAGAAGGTGTTGAGTTCATTAGTGAAGAATCTTATCGTGAAAAAATCGAAACAATCAAGGAAAGCTATTTTCCTAAGTCTCAAACTTCTTATACAGAAGATCTAATTGAGCAAACTCAGACCATGCAAGTAGAAGGACCAATGGCAGCATATGCGGCCGCAATTTCTAAGTGGTCTAAATAATAGATTCTATAAATAATCATAGATTCCTAACAATTAACCAACACTAATAGGAGTTTCCTACCTATGTACAACGCAGAACACCTTCAAGAGAAGTGGGCTCCAATTCTAGAGCACACAGGTCTTGATTCAATCAAAGATTCACACCGTAAAGCAGTTACGGCTATCCTTCTAGAAAACCAAGAGCGTTTCCTACGTGAAGAGCGTGGAATGCTTACAGAAGCGCCTTCTTCACCAACCATGTCGGCTGGTACAGGTGGTTTCACAGGTTCGGGTGCTAACCCTCCTGTTGCAGGTTTTGATCCAGTTCTAATTTCACTCATCAGACGTTCAATGCCAAAACTAATGGCATATGACATCTGTGGTGTTCAACCAATGAGTGCTCCAACAGGTCTAATTTTCGCAATGCGTTCACATCGTGGTACTGATCGTGATGGTAACGGCGCTACTCCAAACGTATTTGATAACGAGACCTTCTTTAATGAAGTTCCATCTGGATTCTCTGCTGCAGGCGGTGCTTACAGTGCTGTAGCTGGTGAAACCGCAACAAACCCTGCTGTGCTTAACGCTGCAGGTGCATATTCTGCAGGTCCTGGTGGTATGAACACCACTGCACTTGAGCAACTAGGTTCTGATCCTGCTGCTGCATTCCGCGAGATGTCATTCAGCATTGAAAAAGTTGCTGTTGAAGCAAAGGGTCGTGCTCTAAAAGCTGAGTACTCACTAGAACTCGCTCAAGACCTCAAGGCAGTTCATGGTCTTGATGCTGAGACTGAACTTGCAAACATCCTTTCTGCAGAAGTTCTTGCAGAAATCAACCGTGAAGTAGTTCGTACCATCTACGTAACTGCAAAGCCTGGTGCTCAGAACAACGTTGCAAACGCTGGTACGTTTGACCTTGACGTTGATTCAAACGGTCGTTGGATGGCAGAGAAGTTCAAGGGTCTCATTTATCAAATTGAGAGAGACGCTAACGCAATCGGTCACGAGACTCGTAGAGGGAAGGGTAACTTCCTCGTCTGTTCTGCAGACGTTGCAAGTGCTCTCGCAATGGCAGGTGTAATGGATTACACCCCAGCACTCAATGGTAACAACGCTCTCGCAGGTGTTGATGATACCGAGTCAACTCTAGTTGGTACTCTAAACGGTCGTATCAAGGTTTATGTTGATCCATATTCCGCGAACATCTCTAACGAGCACTATTATGTAATGGGTTACAAGGGTACTTCTGCATATGATGCAGGTCTCTTCTACTGCCCATACGTTCCTCTCCAAATGGTTCGTTCCATTGGTCAGGACACCTTCCAACCAAAGATTGGATTCAAGACACGTTACGGAATGGTTGCAAACCCATTCTCACGTGGCACCACTCAGTCTTCTTCTGCAATTGTTGCAAACAGCAACGTATACTACAGAAGAACCAGAGTTATCAACCTCATGTGATTCATTCTTCGCAGAGTTTCAAGAGACCCCAATTGGGGTCTCTTTTTTTATCATAAATAAAAATAAAAATGGCTGCTAATTTTATTAACAACGACAACTGTCCTCAGAATTTTTTATCTGGAGTAGGATTTCAATTTGATATAAAAGACCTTCCAGGAGTTTCTTTTTATTGTCAGTCTGCAAATGTTCCATCTATTAATCTTGTAGTTGCTCAACAAGCAACCAGGTGGAATACAATTTCGCATCCTGGGGATGAAATAAACTATGATGATCTTAGTATCAGATTTCTAGTTGATGAAGATCTTAAAAATTATATTTCTCTTCACAAATGGATTAGATTCTTAGGACATCCAGAATCTTCAAATGATTTTGGTATGATGACTGGAGATACATATGAAGAAAAAACATATTGTGATGGAGTTCTTTTTATTTTAGATTCAAATTTTAATAAAAAATTTAAAATTACTTTTCAAGATTTATTTCCAGTTAGTCTTGGCGGCCTAAATTTTGATTCAACATATGGAGATACTGAATATTTTGCAGTGGATGCAACTTTTAAGTATACTATTTACAACATTACAACTATTAATGATAAAGGTTTATGATTACACTTGAAAATATTAAATCCCAATGGGCTGAAGATTCTGTAATAGATCGTGAATTGTTAGACGAAGAATCTCTAAAAATTCCACAACTTCATAGCAAATATCTAAATTATCTTTCCGATGTAAAACTACTTAAAATTAAAAAAGAACAAGAATATAAAACTTTAATTAGAGACAAGTTTGAATATTACACGGGAAGAGCTGATGCTGAAATATATCAACAAAAACCATTCGATTTGAAAATCTTAAAACAAGATCTTGCCTTATACATGGATAGTGATACTGAAATACAACTGTTACAAACTCGTATAAATTATTATGAGGAGATAATTTATTTCCTCGAAAAAGTTTTAAGTTGTATCAACAATCGCGGTTTCCAAATAAAAAACAGCATTGATTGGCAACGATTTATGCAAGGTAGTGCTTAATGACCGATGTAATTATTCAGAAGAAAAACGAAGTTTATCTTTCAGTTGATTGCGAACCTCACATCAAATATGAATTGTCAGAATACTTTACCTTCGAGGTTCCAAACGCAAAATTTATGCCACAATATAAAAGAAAATTGTGGGATGGAAAAATCAAATTGTTCAGTCCGGCAGATGGACAAATCTATGTTGGTTTATATGACTACCTTGTAGATTGGTTGGAGGCTAGAGAATACTCGTATGAGAACAGAGAAAATAAATTTTATGGACTCCCAAAAGAATCTAACGAATCAATTTCTGCTCCTGGTATTGTTGACTATGTAAAGTCTTTGAACATTCCATTCAAGATCCGAGATTATCAATATACAGCAATCTATCAGGCACTTAAGTACAATCGTAGACTTTTGTTGTCTCCAACTGCATCAGGAAAGTCTCTGATGATCTATGCTATTACAAGATATTTTTCAGATACTAATAGAAGCACTTTGATTGTAGTTCCTACAACTTCTTTAGTAGAACAACTTGTGGGAGACTTTGATAGTTATGGATGGAATTCAGAAGATCACTGTCATAAAATTTATGCTGGTAAAGAAAAACAAACAAACAAACCAGTAGTAGTTACAACTTGGCAATCAATCTACAAAATGTCTAAATCATGGTTTGAACAATTTAATTGTGTGATTGGAGATGAAGCTCACCAGTTCAAAGCAAAATCTTTGATTGGCATTATGACCAAACTTCATAACTGCAAACATCGTATTGGATTCACTGGAACTTTAGACGGGTCTAATACAAATCAACTTGTTCTTGAAGGTTTATTTGGTCCTGTTAATAAAGTTGTTAAAACTAAACAACTTATTGATAAAGGATATCTGTCTAATCTTAAAATTAACATTCTTCTTTTACAACACGATGAGTTGTCATTTGAGTCGTATCAAGAAGAAATTGATTACATATGTCGTCACGAAAAACGAAATAAATTTATTCAAAATCTTGCCCTAAATCAAACTGGTAATACATTAGTTTTATTTGCTTACGTGGAAAAGCACGGCCAGGTATTATATGATATGATAAATAGTAAGGTATCTGGTAGTAGAAAAGTCTTCTTCGTGCATGGCGGAGTAGAGACTGAGGATAGGGAAGAAGTTAGAAAAATTACTGAAGAACAATCAGATGCCATTATTATAGCATCTTACGGCACATTTTCTACAGGAATTAATATTCGCAATTTACACAATATTATATTTGCTTCTCCATCCAAATCTAGAATTAGAAATTTGCAATCAATTGGTAGGGCTCTTAGAAAAAGTGAATCTAAAGATTCTGCAGTTCTATTTGATATTGCTGATGATTTTACAAAAAAAGAAAGGAAGAATTATACTCTTAACCATATGATAGAGAGAATTAAAACATACTCTCAAGAAAATTTTAATTATGAAATAATCCCAATTAATTTTAGGAGAAAAAACGAATGAATATAGAATTTCTCGGTCTAATTAAACTTATTTCTGGAGATGAAATTATCGGTAATGTTATAGTGTGTGAACAAGAAAATGGATTTGTGATTGAGAATCCATTTGTTATAGATGAACAAATTATTGAAACGCCCAAAGGAGAAATGTTAAAAGTAGACCTTAGACCTTGGGTAAAATTTTCCAAAGAAGATATTGTTTTTATTGATAAAGAAAAAACAATTACTGTATACGAGGCTGATTCTCGTATTGTATCAATTTATAATCGTACTGTAAAAAAATATTTTAATTCTAATGATAACGAAGCAAATAAAGTTAATCTAGATGAAGAGATGGGGTTCAAATCAAAAGTGAATGATGCTAGAAAGTTATTAGAAAATATCTATAAATTAAGCTAACCTTTAATCGAACCTTGGCAGAGTTATTATACAAAAATTTGAAAGCCTTGTCAACCCCCCATTTTTATGGTATACTATTGGTACACAAAAAACATTTTTATGTTTCATGAAAAAGAAAGAACACTATGTAAACAATAAGGACTTCCTAGATGCGTTAGTTCAATATAGAATTCATGTTCAAGAAGCTAAAAATCAAGGTAACCCAAAACCAAAGGTTCCTGAGTATGTCGGTGAGTGTTTTCTAAAAATAGCAACTCATTTATCGTATCGTCCAAACTTTGTAAATTACATGTTTAAGGATGATATGATTTGTGATGGTATTGAAAATTGTCTTCAATATATTGACAATTTTGATCCAGCTAAATCAACAAATCCATTTGCTTATTTTACACAAATTATTTACTTTGCATTCCTCCGTCGTATTCAACGAGAGAAGAAACAGTTGGATATTAAAGCTCGTATATTAGAAAAATCTGGTTTTGATGAAGTATTTTCTGTAGACGAAGGATCTGGACTTAGTATTTCTGATTTGAATAGCATTAAAGAAAGTTTAGAAATTAAGGTAAATCGATGACCATCGCTCTTATTACAGATCAACATCTAGATGGAAGAAAGTCTTCTCAGATTTTTTGGGAATTCTTTATGAAATTTTATAATGATGTATTTTTCCCCTATTTACAAAAACATAAGATCAAAAATTTAATTGATCTTGGTGATACTTTTGATAATAGAAAAGGTATTGATTTGGGTGCATGGCATCGTATCAAGACAGAATATTATGATACTTTGAAATCCATGGGCATCAATCTTCACATGATCGTTGGAAATCATACAGCATACTATAAAAACACAAACAAAATCAATACTCCAGAACTCTTACTTGGAGAATACAACAACATTAATATTTACAGTGAAATTACTGATATTGAAGTTGAAGGACTTAAGATTACTATGGTGCCTTGGGTTAACTCTGAAAACCGCGAGAAGGTGATGTCACATCTTAACAAAACCGATTCAAAAGTTGTGATGGGACACCTAGAACTTAATGGGTTTATGGCTCATCCAGGACATGTATTCCATGGTGGATCTGATGCATCATTGTTTCAGAATTTTGAAAAAGTATTTTCTGGACACTTTCACCACAGATCAAAAAAGGGCAACATTGAATATCTTGGCAACCCATACGAATTGTACTGGAATGATTATAATGAAAAGAGAGGATTCAATCTTTTAAATCCAGAAACTCTTGATACAACATTCATTCAAAATCCGTATAAGATGTTTAGAAAAATATTTTATAATGATGTCAAGAATGACTATAAAATATTTAACGTACATGAATACAAAAATTCTTATATTAAAATTATCGTAGAAGAACGTACAAATAATCGTATGTTTGAACAACTAGTAGAACGTCTCTATGATGTTGGTATTCATGATCTCAAAATTATTGAAGATGATAACTTTAATTTTGAAGAGGATTCTGGCGATCTGGAATGTGAAGATACTCTTACTATATTAAATAGATACATAGAAGAGATGGAATTATATGTTAATAAAACTGAATTAAAATCTATCATCAAATCTATTTACGTAGAAGCTTGTGAAATGCAGTAATGTATATCCTAACCTTAAAAGATAAAGAAGGCGAAGGCGCCCTCGCCGTATCAACACAAACAGGAGATAAAGTTCTGCAGCTTTTTGAAGAGTATGATGATGCACAACGTTATATTGTTCTTTTAGAAGCAGATAATTTCCTTGATCTGGAACCACTAGAACCAATGGAAATCGAACCAGAACAGGCTATTGCGGCTTGCGAAAGATTCGGTTATAATTATGTTGTCATTACGTCAGACGACTTTGTAATCCCGCCATTTCAACCGTCTTATGATTTTATTTAAAAGTATTTCTTACAAAAATTTTCTTGCGGCGGGGAATACTCCCATCAAAATTGATCTGAATGGTTTTGGTACAACTTTAATTGTTGGTCAAAACGGCGCAGGAAAAAGTACAATTATTGAAGCACTAGTATTTGCACTATTCAATAAATCATTTCGTAAAGTTAATAAAAACCAACTCATCAACTCTATCAATGAAAAAGATTGTCTAGTTGAAGTAAATTTTTCTATTGGCAATGTTGAATGGAAAGTTTGCCGTGGAATCAAACCTGCTATTTTTCAGATTATCAGAAACGGAACTGTTTTAGATCAATCTTCTTCTGCCGTAGATCAACAGAAATGGTTTGAACAAACTGTACTAAAACTTAATTATAAATCTTTTACTCAGATTGTAGTTCTTGGGTCATCCACGTTTGTTCCATTTATGCAACTTCCAACTGCAAGTCGTAGGGAAGTTATTGAAGATCTTTTAGATATTAAAATTTTCTCTGCCATGAATGTGATCCTAAAGGATCGTATTAAAATTACATCGGAAGAACTTAAAGAATCAAACTCTCAAATTAATTTTCTCAGAGAAAAAGCAGATCTTCAGAAACAATTTATTAAGACAATTGAATCACAAAACAAAAAAACCATTACTCAAAAACTAGAAAAAATTGAGAACCTAAATTATGATATCTCTAATTGTGAAACCAAAATTGTTGAGATGGAATATCAAATTGAAGAGAAACAAAAAGAGCTTGAAGGTTATAAGACGATTGAAAAAGAACTAAAGACATTAGAGAAACACTCTCATGGATTCTCTTCACGTATCAAAGATTTTGAGAAAAGTAAAAAATTCTATGCAGATAACGATATCTGCCCAACTTGCAATCAAGATCTAAGTGAAAATCTTAAGACTACTGCAATTAAAGAAGGTGATAAAGAGATTCGTAAGTGCGAGAAAGCACTTCATAAGGTAGAGTCTGAGATTGTAGATATTCAAAAGAAAATAGAAGATAAAAATACAATTGTAAATGATATCTCAGATCTTAATTATGAAATACGTAAACAAGTTAATGACATAAGTCTTAATAACAAATACGTTAGAGAAATTGCAGATGAGATTGAAGAACTCAGAACCAATAAAGAAAATATTGAGTTTGAGAAAAACAAACTTATGGAGATTGCTGCAGAAGGAATAACTGCACAACATTTTATCACTAGACTTAAAGATGATCGTAGAAACTACGATCTCATTTCAAGTCTTCTTAAAGACACTGGAATTAAATCCATGATCATTAAGAAGTATCTTCCAGTCATGAATAAGTTAATCAATCAGTATCTTCAGATGCTTGATTTTTACGTAAACTTTACATTAGATGAAGAGTTTGACGAAAGTATAAAATCTCGTTATCGAGATGATTTTACGTATTCCTCATTTTCGGAAGGTGAAAAAATGAGAATTGATCTGGCACTAATGTTCACTTGGAGATCCATTGCTAAATTAAAAAATTCAGCAAATACTAATTTGTTAATTCTTGATGAAGTATTTGATTCTTCACTTGATGTTGCCGGCACTGAAGATTTTCTACGTATTTTACGAGGAGTTACAGACGACTCCAATATCTTTATCATCTCTCATAAGGGAGAACTACTTCATGATAAATTTGATAGAGTAATGAGATTTGAAAAAGTTAAAAACTTCAGCAAAGTTTCTGTGTCATAAATTATCCTTATCAAATGCCTCATTGACTGATGGCCTTTTTTGGCGTATTATAGCTTCATCGATAAGAAATCACACATGACCATCAACCGTCAAGTTAAAAGTACTCTCGCAAAACTTCTTGCTACAGAGAACCTAACTGTGGAACACTCTAATGTTCCCACTGCATCCTTTGATATTGAAAACCGTGTGTTGAGTCTTCCTGTCTGGGAAAATGTAAGTAATGATGTTTATGATCTTCTGGTGGGGCATGAAGTTGGACATGCAATTTATACACCAAATGCATGGGGAGATACCTATGGAATTCCTCAGTCCTAT